TATCTCCACCACAATTATTAGCAATACACCATCTTCTCCATGTTATTTGTTCTAGTGTTAGATTAAATGCTTCTTTTAGGTTTTGCTCTTCTTTTGTTAATTCAAATCCAGTATATTCCATCTGATATTCTTTTAACTCGTTCCATCCTACAAATAGCGGTATAAAATCAGATTCTCCTCTAACTGCCATATCCCACAAATCTTTGTAATATTCAAATCCATTTGCTGTTGATTCAATTATTATCATTGTATTTGGTAAGTTAGGTACTGCTTGAAATAAACCTGTTAATGTTTCTTTTTTGTTTCCAGGCCAAAATGCTAACTCTGATATGTGTAAATTATTGAATGTATCAGAACGACCTACACCATCACTACCTGCTGTCATACATTTAATCTTGCTTTTTAACCCTGTTCCTTTTTCATTATCAAATATCAATTCTTTTGCATTGCTGTTTTTCTTTGATGGTTTCATTTCAAATGGTAAATTGTCATATATTCTCTTACTCATATTAAATAAGTTTGTTGTTGATTCTTCTTTATGAGCAATTATACCTGTATTTATATTAAACTTAGTACATGTTTCTTTAAATAGTATTGATTCTGTTAATGTACTAAATCCCATTTGTCTTGCTTTTAGTATTATTATTCTTACTGGTTTCTTCTTTTTCTTTTGTTCTTTTATTATGTTATATAATCTCATTTGAGGTTCATTTAATTTTAAGTCAATTATGTTACCTGCTTTATCTCTTATCTTTATGTATTTTTCAATATATTTAAGTGTGTTAATACTCTTCATCTGATTCAACTTCTTTTAGTGCATCTTCGTAAGATATTCCAATATTACCCTCAATCTTGGTTGTATATTCTCCAGACATTTTATTAAGTATGTCAATGGCTTTCATTTTAGTTTGTAAGTCTGCATTTTTTAAACCTATTTTTATTTCTCCACCATCTGGCATTTTTACATTAGCTTCTTCTCGTTGAATATCATTAATTACTTCTGTTAACCACTTCATACGTTCTTTAGCAGTCATAATAGCTTTTTCTTCTAGTTTATCTTGTAGTTCTTTTATATATTCTTGTACGTCAACTCTAGTCAACCATTTATAAGCCATTCTTCTTGCTGATTCTTCGTTACTTCCTGGCACAGCTTTCATATATGCTTGAGTACCATTATTGCCATTTATAACATATTCTCTACAAAATGCTTTTTTGTTTTTATCCATAGGTTTTACACCTCCCTATTTTATAGTGATTGCTTCACTTAATAATATCTATCTAAATATTGATGTCTTATTAATCTTTTGCCTTTAGAACTTTTATCTTTAGCATGATCTTCTTCAAACATTCTTAATAAATAACTTATAATCTCTAGTTGTTCTTTTGTTGGTCTATCTCTTTGCTCGTTTATTACCTTTAGTATTCTGTTTATTGCTTCATATGTTCCTATGTCTTTGTACTCTATTATGTGCAAATATTGATGTGCAAATGGATTCAGTACTGCTCCATTGTCTATTTCTTCTTTCCCACCATGTTCTTTTTTTACTATATGGTGAAATGTTGCTGTCTTATCTAGTTTGTATCCCATGAAACACCACTTATCCAGATTATAAATTTTTATCATTTCTTTTGTTATTGTCCTCATATCGTGCCTCTTTTTTAGCTCTTACTAAACCCTCTAACTGATAATTAATGAGCTATCCAGTTTCCCAATTATACACCCGAAAAAAAAGAACTATTGCTAGTTCCTTCAAATGCTTAATTATAAGCACCATAGAATAGATATAAAGGTATATAAATATGCAAACCTAAATCACATTTACTTATTTTATATATCTACTCTATGCCACTCATAAAGAGTAGCTATTCATAGAAAGGGGGTGAAAAGCAAACATTCTAAAACTTTTCACGATACCACATTATCACATTAAGCGGGACATAGGGGGACATTTTTAACTTTTTTTAATTTTTTTTATTATTCTGTTTACTTGCCTCTTACTTAATCCATATTTTATCTCCATCTGTGCTGTATTTAACTTATATAGCATCTTATCTATATATATTTGTTTATCTCTATCGTTGTACTTTTGGTATATTTCTTCTTTTTCTCTCACTTCTTGATAATAATCTTCTAATAGGTTTTTACACCTTTGTACTCCTTTTTCTGCTTCTATTATTAAGTGCATAACATCATCTATAGTTTTTCCTATGCCTCCGCCTGACACCTTCTCTTTTGTTATATCCACTGCTTTAGGTTCTAGTTCTTCTCTGTATCTTTGTACTTTTCTTTCCCATGATCTTCTATCTGCTTCAGTTTCTTCTATAACTTCTTTTAATTCAAATAGCTCCATTAGTACCTCCCTTTTATTCAACCAAAACCCTATTCATCGCTATTTAGAAAACCAAATCTTATTATTGTTTCCCATATCATGTCTTTTTCGTTTTCTGTTAATCCTGTGTTTTTATAAACATTTTTCTTTATTTCTGTTCGTGTTTTTCTATCTCCCTTTTTATACTGCTCAATATATTGTTTCAACCAAACCCTCCTGAAGTCATCAAATGACTTCTTACTCATGCCTATTCTCCTTTTTCTAATATCCTACTTAATTCTTTTTTTGGATTATCTACTACTTCACAATAACTCATTTTTTCTATGTAGGTATGTATATTGTTTATTGTTGCATTTAATCTATCTATTTCATCAACTAATAATCTTCCTTGATAATAACCCAAATCATAAATATAAGTACCATTTTTAAAAGTTGTGTACGTATTTATATCTTTTAAGTCTGTTTTCAAATCTTCTAGTGTTTGTTTTTCAAATTCTTCACCTGTCATATATTATTCTCCTTTTAAAATAAATTTCCTTGACTATCTATCAAACCTTCATAGCCACACCATTTACATTTTGCGTGATTATTGCAACCATCATTGTATAAATATTCATAACTCCAACTATGCCAACCTATTTTACATAAAATCTTCTTTATCATATATTATTCTCCTTTAAAGTCTTTTCTATAAATTCACTAATACTTGCTACAAAATCGCATATAAGTTCTTCGTTATTAAAATCTACGTTATAAAATCCATTCTCCCATATATAACAATGTGTAAGTTCATGTTTTAGTGTTCGTTCTTTTTCATCCTCGCATAGTTCTTTGGCTATCCATATTTTGTGTTCTTTATAAAATGTTAATCCCATACAAGCATAAGCATTTGGCTGTCTTTTATGGTATTCTTCAAGCAGATATTTTTCTTCTGCTATTTCAACTTCCCATTCGTGATTTTTTATTGTGAATTTAAAATCGTTCATGTGTTATTCTCCTTTTAGTATCTGTAATATTGTTTCTAAAACTAATTCTACATTTTCAAAAGTGTCTATTCTTGAAGTCTTACCATTTGTAAATCTTTCTGTATATTCTATTGCTTTATCTATTTTTTGTTTACAAATATCTAACTTGAATTGTGCTGTGTTTTTTATTTGCTTTCTATCTCCAGAAGCAGTCATTGTTGTAAGATTTTCTACAATTTCTTTTAATCTTTCATTTTCTTCTTGTAAATTAGTTATGTAATTCCAACATTCATCTAATTCTTGTTTATTTATAATATCAAAATCATAACCTGATATAATACATTTTTTAATTTTATCTTTCATTATTACTCACCTTTACTTTCTAACTTCTTTAATTTGGTAGTTTTAGCTATTACTTTGGCTACTAAATGTCCTGTTTTCGTTAGTTCTTTATCTTCGTATATTAGTTTTTTGTTATTCATTATTAAATCTTCATGTCTTGAAACAAGTATCAAGTTATCTATATCAAAGTTTTGCCTGTTTTTATCGGCAAACATTACATTGTATCCATCAGGTATTTTCCCATAGTGTTGTTCGTAAATGTATCTGTGTTTAAGTATCCAGTTTTTGTTTAGTGATCCATCTTTTATCTTTACTTCTGTATAGCCATCTTGTGTTATTCTTTCTTGTCCTATTTCACTACGATTTGGTGGTATATTGCCTTTTTTAAAACATGTTTTCCTGCTTTTTTCTTGTTGTTCTTTTGATAGATAATCATTCCACTTTTTACCCTTATTCTTTGGAACTGAACCTTTTTTAAAACAGCCCTTATTAACTCCTGTTCTTAAATCTATTCCTCTTCTTCTTTTTAAATTGGCTTTTATGTTAGAAACCCTTCTTTCATTAGTGTTTAAAGCAAATTTTTCATTAAGCATCTTCGCTAATTCGATATTGTCTTTGCCCTCATAATTTTCTATCATAAAATTTATAATTTCTTGATTCCACTTTCTAGGCTGTTTTTTATATTCAGATTTAAGTTTTAATGATGCTTTTTTGTTGTAAATTGCTCCCGCTGTATAAGTTGTCCCAAATTTTTGATTAATCAATTTGGCAATTTCTACATTGCTTTTTCCATAATATATTTCTTTTAAATATTCTTTTTGTTCGTTAGTCCACTTTTTCACTTGTTAATCCTAATTGTAGAAATTCTTCTAAATTATCACCAAACTGATCACAATGTATTTTTGCTTTTAATATCACATTTGCATTGCTTATAATTTGTTGTGAAACATTTGTTATAGCTTTAGACCTGTCTAATTCTCTTTTTAACTTCGTTTCATCTTGTAGCTCTTCATCATCGTTTAATCTTTCTAATTCTTCAAATAAATAATTGTTTAAATCGGATAATCTGTTTCTCATAGTTTTCCTACTTTCTTTATTTTTAACATTATTTTTAACATTTTGATTTAGTTTTTCTTTAAACTCTTCTTTTGTCATTACTAAACTCCTATTATGAAATACACTATTTCTTTCCACCATTTTATGTTTTCTTCTAAATCTGTATTTTTTGTATGTTTCTTAAATAGTCCTAATTTATAAAGTCTGTTATGTGCCTTTGTTTCTCTTATATAGCTTCCTATTGTTCTGTTTGTTTTGTATCCTTCTTTTTGCCTCTTAATAATAATATCTTTAACTTCTGCCTTTACATCTTTGATTAAGTAACTATCATATATTTTTGTTAGTTTTTTTGTGTATCTTACTTTACTCATTGTTATCTGTAAATCCTAGCAAGTATAGTATTATTAAAAGGATTAAGATTAGTATTACTCCTGTTATCATTTCTTTAACTCCTTTATTACCTCTCTTAATTGTTGGTTCTTTATTTCAAGTTTCTTTATCTTTTCTTCTAGTTCTTCGTATTTGTTTTGCTTGTCTAGTGATTTTATTAGTTCATCTAGTCTTTTATCTTTTAAAAGTTCGTTTTCAAGTTCTAATGTGTTTACTCTAGCTTTTAGTTCGTTTTGTTTTGCTATAAAATTATCTTTTATTCTCTCTATCATATAAACTCTCCTTTGTTTTTTCTATTATTACTTCTAATGCCTTTATCTCTCTTGTTTGGTTATCTCTTTGATGACTTGTTCTTGCTTGTATCGACTTTATTTCTCGTAGTAAGTCATAATACCTTAATAATTTTTTTCTTAAATCACTTTGATTCATATTCCCTCCAATTATCTCAACCAAAACCCATTAGACATTGTTCTACCAACAAGCACCAAAACTCGTAGAACAACATTTGTAATAATAATTAGATAGTTAGGTATATATATTTGAAAGACTTGTGATCTTAAAAATGAAAAAGTAATTTATCTATGGATAAATATATAAATAAGGTGATATTGTTATGTGGTGCTTTTTTGCATTTATTAGGTGTTACTATATTCTCTATTAATCTGTCCTTCTATTATTCGTATCTGGAGCTTAATTGAATTTACAGCTTCCAGATTCGCTTTATATACTGCTTCTGCTACATCTCAGCAACAGTTGGTATACCATAGCAAGTTTTATCTATCATACCTATTGCCATACCTTCATCACGAAGTTTTAAACATTCTTGCCTTAAACATACCTTGTATGCTCTTTCTGCTTCTGCATATTCTGTTCCTGTTTTTCTTAATGATTTTATACTTGTATTTAGTTCTTTTATTTTTATGTTTAAATCTTCCATTAAGTCCATAAGATTACCTCCTAGACATAGCTTCGTTTACCACTTTGTAAAATAGAAACTTTTTATATATTTCTGTTTGTATTGTTTCTATTTCTTTTGTCTTTTCCATGTTGTTTGTGTTAAATCTTAAACCTCTTAACTTTTTAGAGGTATTGCATAGTATCATTTGCTTTTTTCTTCTATTCATAATTATTCCCCTTATCAAAATGGCAAATCATCTGATTCTATCTTTATGTTTAAACTTTCTAAAGCATTTGATTCTGTCTTGACACTTGCATCTTTATATTCGTTTTTGTTTTTATTGCTTGATAGTAATGTTACCTTATTTGCAAACACTTCTGTAAGGTATCGTTTATTTCCTTCTTTATCTTCATAGTTTCTTGTTTGTATTCTTCCTGATACCGCTATTAGATTCCCTTTTATTGCATATTTTTTTAGATATTCTGATATATTTCCAAATGATACACAATTTATAAAATCGCTTTCATATTCTCCATTTGCATTTTTATAGTCTTTTCTTACAGCTATTGTAAAATTGCTTACTGCTAAATCTTTTTCTGTATATCTAACTTCAATATCTTTTGTTATTCTCCCAACTAAAACAACTACATTCATTTATAACACCTCAATTTCTTCCTCTTCTTCATTCATTTCTTCTATTCTTTCCATTAATATCTTTTCTAATCTTTCTCTTGCTTCTTCTAATTCTTTACTTAATCTACGACTTTCTATCATAGTTTTTATTGTTTCAATTAATTGTATTGTCAGTAATACAATCATTAGTGTAAATGTTATTGTTATTAATATTTCTATCATTTCTTTTTCCTCCTAAAATTTCCTTTATTTCTTCTTCTGTATATACTCTATTTTTATATTTTTTTGATAAATTCTTTTTTGCTTTATGCATTTCTGTCATAAGCATTTTTCTATTATTTTCATTGTTTAATCTCGCATGATTGTTTTTATATGTACTTAACAATGTATAATCTTCTTTTAAATGCCTTCTTATCTCTAACTGCTTTTTTATTTCTTTTACAATTCTGTAGCATTCGTTTGTTTTTAATGTGTTGTTTTCAATGTAGTGATAGAGATCACTTAATTTCATATCAATATTGCTTTCTAATTCTCCCATTGAATCAAAGTACTTATCTATTTGGTCAAGCTTATCTATGATGACTTTTAATTCGTTTACTATGTCTATATCAAATGCCATACATTTCCTCTGGAGTTATTTGCTTATAGTTATCTTTTTTATCTTGTTCAATATTTTTTAACTTTTCATCTCTTTTTACTATTTCAGCAATTAAATCTTCTATCATACTTTCCATTTCTGTATAGGTCATTGATACTCTCTCTTCATCTCCAACTATTTCATAACAGTTATATTTTTCATTTGTATATCCTTCTATTGTTTCTAAAATATCAGTGTGTATCATAGTATCGCCTCGTTCATTTTAGAGAACTCTTGTTGTATTTCTTTTATATCCTCATCATAGTTTTCTAAATAGTAAGGGCAAAACTTACAACAGCTGCAATAGTTCATGCATTTTACATCTTCGCCTTTTCTTTCTTCTATTTCATATTCTCCTGGATATTTTCTTTCTAAATTAATCAAGTGATCTCTTGCTTCTTCCAAGTTGTCATATACTTTCATTGCTTTTTTAAATGTTTTCTTTTTTACTGCATATTTGTTTCCTTTATTAAATCTTTCTTCCATAGTACATAGTGGTAATTCACTATCTCTTAACTTTTCTAGTTTCTCAATAGTTTTAAATCTTTCTATAATCCAGTTTTCTATTTCTTCAGGTTCTCCTAAATCAAAATCAATTACTGTTACTGGTAAATCAGGATAATTAAAACTCTTTTGTGATTCTCTCCTGTTCCAGTCTTTTAGTATTGCAATTATTCTTCCTTTGTTTATCCAGTTGCCATGTTCTTTGTAATGCAAATATGCTCCCATTTGTAATTGCTTTCTCCAGTGTTCGTTGTTGCTACCATAGATAACTGTCCATACACTTGTAGTTTTATAGTCATCTACATAGTCATACACATGGTCTATAATTCCAGACAACGTATATCCATTTTCAAAAGTGTATTCTAAATGTTCTTCTACATATTCATTTTCTTTTGTTTCAATTCCTGTTTCTAAAGCATAATGTGTTACTGTACCAAATAGCATCCATATGCATTCAGATACATCTTGTTCTATTTCTTCGTTATATCTTCTTTTAAGCATTATTACTCTATCAGGATCAAGTAAACTTGTTATTGAATATCTTTTATCCCTATACACATATTCTTTTTCTACTGCTCGTTGTAACATGTCAGGTAGTCCTAATTTATTTGTTATTTTCATTTGCTACCTCCTGTGGTTTCATTAAAAACACTCTTTTCCCATTTTGGTTTTTAATTGATAAACCTATAATTTCTCTTTTATCGTTGTACTTAATTCTTTCTACATTGAATTTGTCATAAGTACACCATTTCCCTTTTTCATTTTTACTAATCTTTACATATTGACCTGGTATCCATATTAGAGGTGATGTATAAAGTTCTCTTCCTATTCCCCAGTTGACACAAGCTCTTTTAAAACTATCTGATGCTTCACCTTTTTCAGCTTCTGTATTACTTTCTTTTCCTGCATCCCACTTTGTTACCCAGTCATCTTTTTCTTTGTCATATATTGATACTCCACAATAGATATTTCCTTTAAGTTCTTTGTGTTCTCTTTCCCAATCTGCTGCACCTACTGTTTCATCTAGTATGTTCATATCGCATCTTGCATCTTTGTAAAGCAATAATGTTAATCCTTTATCATTTATTTGGTTAACTCTACATTCAATTTCATCTTCTTTTAATGTTCTAAACTTTAACTCCATTTCTATCTCCCTTTCTAAAATATTTTTTATTTGATTCCTATTAGTTTATATTTTTTCCATTTACATTTTTTGCCATATCTGTTTGTTCCATATTCCCATTCATCAACAATGTTATATATTTTTCGTAAAGTAAATATTCTATCTGATAATCTGGTGCAACCATATTCTTTTATAGCTTCCCATGTTGTGATCTCACCAAAATCTTCTAAATGTCTTAATACCATTTCTTTTTGACTTAATCTATTCATAACTTTTTATTAACTCCTTTAACTCTAAATCAACTGCGCTTTCTGTGGTTTTAAATTCATTATCAAACCATTCAGGTACATTATCTTGTTTTTTATTCCTTTGCTCCCATGTTCTTACACATGCCTTCCAGTTCTTCATACTTTGATTTCCAACTTTCCATCCTTTACTTTCGTAAAAGTCATAAAAAGCATTAGCATCTATTTTGTTATTTCTTTCTTTGCAATATTCTTTTACTTCTTCTATACTAGGTTTTATAAATTTATTATTATTAGACATAGACATAGACATAGACTTAGTAACAGATGAGGTATCACTCATCATGTTTTGATTTCTTTTTGATTTCTTTTTGATTTCTTTTTGATTTTTATTTAGTTTTGCTTTTGATTTTGTTTTGCTTACAATTAAAGGTCTTTTTAGGTTTTTAAAAACTTTCATTTGCCTATCATTTAGTTCAGGTTCTATATCTTCAAACATATACTTTACTATGGCTAATAAAAGTTCTGCTTCATCTTGCTCATTACCTAGTAAAGTTATAAGTTCATAATATTCTTCAAAAATTGTAAAACTTTTCATTTTCCCCTCCTATATTTGATTTTTTATAGTTTTTTTGTTATAATTGATTTGTATTTTTTTAATACATTAGTTGATTTTTGGTGTCCGCCTTAATCAACTTTTTTGTTGTATTGAAATACTTGACTTGCACTACATTGATAACCATTTTCTTTATCACATTCTTTAGATGTTTGATTAAACTTCCATATAAATAATGCTAGAATCATGATCATTAGTAGTATCATAATTATCATTGCAATAACATCATCTTTTTTCATTATTAATGCCCTCCTATATTCCTAATTTTTTTCTTACTAATTTAGTAAGTGCTCTTTTCGGTTTTGTGCTTGGTGGTACATATAATTTCTTTTCTGTCATATCGTGTTGTATCTCATCAATTAATTCTCTACATTTAGTAATGTTTAATCCTGGTATTAGAATCTGTATATCTTTTGCAGATAGATATAGTTGATTTAATACCTCTTCTTTTGTTTTCATATATTCCTCCTTCGGTCAGATTTATTCGCTTTTAGCGGATTCAATAGGTAAAAAAATAATGTCATCAAAATCTACTCCAGATATTTGAATTATCTTTTTCACTATTTTTACATCAGGAAATGTTTTGTAGTTTTCATAATTTTGATAAGTTTCTTTAGTTATAGAAAGCTTTTCAGCCATTTCTTGTTGTGTAAGATTAAGATTATTTCTTATTCCCTTCAATGTTAGTTTCATGCTATTTTACCTCCTTACAATATTAATTATACTCCGCTTTTAGCGGATGTCAATACTTTTTTACGCTTTTTGCGTATTTTTTTTCATTTTGTGTTGATTTCTTTACACTTTAGGCGTATAATAAATGTGGAAAGGGTGATTAATATGAGTGATATTGATAACTTAGGTAACAAAAAGATTTTTGCAAAAAACTTATCATATTATTTAAATTACAACAATAAAACTGCAGCAGATGTATGTAAAGAGTTAGATTTTAACACTTCAACTTTTAGTGATTGGTTAAATGCAAAAAAATATCCAAGAATAGATAAAATAGAAATACTTGCAAATTACTTTAATATAAAAAAGTCTGATTTAATTGAAGACAAGAGCAAGTACAATGATATTGACTTTTTGCAGCAATATAAAATATTGTTTGACAAGGATAATAACTTAACAGATACACAAAGAAAGTTTTTGATTGATTTTTTGACAGAACAACATAAAAAACAAGATAAAGAACAATAAAAGTATGCTAGTACAGGTGCTTAATAGAAAGAGGTATTAAGTATGAATATAAAGAATATGTTAAAAGGGAATATTTCACAGGATGAACTACTTAACTATTATAATATAATAGTTGAATATATTGATATTCCATATAAGAATATAAGAGGGTTCGTTGATTACTATAATGATATATATACAATATATGTAAATAAGAATATATCTTATTATAAAAAAAGAAAAACGATATTACATGAATTAGCTCACATAGAATTGAATCAGTTATGTCAATACGAAAAAGATTTGTTTGCAATGAAAGTAGACAAATATGAAGATGAAGCGGATAGATATATAAAAGAATTGGAGGAAAACTTATGAAAGATAAAATTTCAATTATAATAGTGATTCTAATTGCTGTGTTTATTATATTATGGCAACCATGGTTTGTTTCAAACACAGAAAATGGTGAAGTTTGTCATAACATTTTTGGTGTAACCATGAAATGCAGATAAAAAAAAGACCTTGTGCTGCAACACAAAGTCAAGTGCAAATAAGAAATAACCTGACCAAAGGATAAATTTCTCTTTTTGCACTCTAATTATACAAAAAAACTTTAAATTTGTAAAGATTGGAGTTGATAAAATGGCAGTTTATAAAAGTAAAAATCCTACTAAAGATGGTAGACAATACTTTTTCAGAATAAAATATAAAGATATTTTTGGAGAATGGCATGATTATACCTCTCCTAAATTTAAAAATCAGAAAGAAGCTAAAGATGAAGAAGCTAGGTATAGAATAAAAGTATCAGAACAAAAAACTAATATCGGTAACATAACGATCAATGAAGCATTTAATGAATATATACAAAAGAAACAATATAGTGTTAAAAAACAAACAATTTTAAAAGACTACAGTTTGTTTAAATATTTAGAGCCAATACAAAATGAAAAGATAAATAATATAGATATTACAAAATACAAAAAATTATGTAATTTCATTAATGAACTACCTTTTTCTGTATCACATAAAAATAAGATATTAAGGTTATTTAAGAGTATACTTATATTTGCTAACAAATACTATAATACTTCTGATAGCATAATAAAGTTTATAGAAATATTTAAAGATAAAAATGCAATAAAAAAAGAAATGGATTTTTATACATATGAAGAGTACAAGCAATTTGATAATGCAATAGATTCTTTTGACTACCATGTTCTATTTGAGGTATTATATTATCTAGGATTAAGGCAAGGAGAACTACAAGCATTAACTTGGAACGATATTGATTTTAAGAATAAATCAATAAGTATAACTAAGACATTGACAACTAAAATAAAAGGCGAAAAATGGACAATATCAAGTCCTAAAACCAAAAATAGTATTGGTGTATTACCTATGACAGAAAATGTCTACAATGACTTAAAAACAATGTATAATAATGCAAAAAAATATAGTGATTTTAATAAAACTTGGTTTGTGTTTGGAAACACAGAACCATTTAAAGAAACCACTATACAAAACAAAAAGAATTATTATTGTAAGAAAGCTAATCTAAAGCAAATAAGAATCCATGATTTTAGACATAGCACAGCAAGTTTATTAGTAAACAAAGGAGCATCAATAGTTTTAGTATCAAAGTATTTAAGGCATGCAAATGTGTCAATAACATTAAATACTTATGCTCATTTATATAAAAGTGAACTTGAAAATATGACAAATATTTTAAATAATTTATAAAAAAGTGTGTTTAGATGTGTGTTTAAAAATATCAAAGCATAATAAAACCCTTATAAAATAAGGGTAACATACATAAATGGTCGGGAAGACAGGAAGTGTTATATAAGATATTTAATGTACACTATCCTTATATATAAGGATATATAGTATTATAACATACATTAAAACACACTAAAAATAGAAAAAAATGTGTTTGGAGTGTGTTTAGAAATGAATTGTAAAAACAGAAAAATAAGAAGTAAAAACTATAGAAAGTACATGTATTGTAGTGTACTTAAAAAGGAAATATCATATAATGATTGTATTAACTGCAAATATAAAGAATATAAAACATATAAGCCTATTAAGAAACGTACATATTCTTTGGCTAAGGCAGAAAAAGAAAGATATAGTATTCTTACCACTAATTTAGATAAATGTATTATATGTGGCAAAAAAAGAGATAATTTACACGAGATATACTATGGAACAGGAAAAAGACAATTATCTATTAAATATGGATGTGTAATCCCTTTATGTTATCAACATCATCTTGAAATACATGATGTACATAACAATGGTGTTCTATCTATAATATGGAAAGTAAAATGTCAAGAAATGTTTGAAAAAGTTTATCCTAATTTAGATTTTTTTGAAATATTTGGAAGAAACTACAAATAAAAAAAGACAGGGATATACCCTGCCTTTTATTTTGTAAATGCTTTCGCTTTAGATAAACTTGTCTTACCAAATAAACCATCTTGTGTTATTTTAACTGCTTTTTGGAATTTCTTTACAGATGCTATTGTTTTTGCTCCTATAATACCATCTACTACTAATTTATCACCATTTGCCCAATTCAAGAACTTTTGTAAATTCTTTACTTGTGTTCCTGAATCACCACTCATAAAATAGCTTCTACTAGGAAGTGTAGGAAATGTTCCTGTATATTTTTTCTTTGTTGAAGGTTTTGGTGTAGTATTATTTATCTTATTTGCTTGTTGAACAATATAATCCATTTTGCTTAAAAGATAATCTCCAGGACAAGTTGTTGCTATATACATTCTATGCCATGTTACATTTTTACCTTTTACAAGTGTCCCTAATTTGTTTCTCTTTGCAATATCTGCAACCAATTTAATAAGACTGTTAAGAGCTTTATCTCCAACAGTCCATTTACCACCAGTTTTATTATTAGATGTTTCTATTGTTACTGAAGTACAATTACTTACCCAATTACTATCTGTCCATGCAGTATTTGATTCATCTACATATTGCCCTATTCTACCATCATTACCTATTCCATAATGAGATGATACTTGTCTAGCACCATTTTTCATTAAGTTACCTAAGTTTTCTACTGATACAACTCCTGCTGCATGATGGATAGTTACTTTCTTTATCTTATAACCACTTCTGCCTTTGTCATAGTTTCTTGGTGTAAGCATTGTTTTGTTTACCAATTTACTATTACTCATTCTTAGCACCTCTACCATCATTAAATTCTTTTTCAAATTGTGCTTTGATTTCTTTTTTCTCTTCTTTTTTCTTTTTTATAAATTTTATTATTCCCATAAATACCTCCTATTTAACTTTAGATACTGCTTTATCACCTAAAAGATATGTAGATATTACTCCACATACAACAAGGATCACTCCACTTATTTGTGTTGTATAAGGTATTGTTATACCCTCTACTGAATTAATCCCTAAAAGTAAAGCATTTATTATGTTTAAAGTATTTACTGCATACTTTGATATTTTTTTAACTTTATCCATTATTTACCTCTTTTCTAATTTATCTACTCTTTCAGTTAAACCTTTTACTTGTACTTCTATTACTGGTACTCTTTTTGCAAAATTATTATGTTCTCTTACTTCTCTTGTAAGTTCTTCTAGTTTTGTATCAGTTATTGCTTGGTTTCTAGAGTTAGAAATAAGAACTCCTGTTAGAGTTAATCCTCCTGATATTAAAGCTATAATTATTCCTTCTGTCATTTCTACCTCCTCTTTAAAGACTAACTTTGTGCTATTGTTCCGACTATATGATAAGCACATCCGCAAGAACCTGTTGCATTGCTTATTGCTGCAAAAGTTCTAAATTCAGTTGTTAAAGTTGTTCCTGATATAGATGTCCCATAAGCCCAAACACCTGATGAACGTGGTGATGTTTCTTGAACTCCTATATATAAAACTGAACTTAAAGCAAATGGTAAAGTAAGTGTTAATTTTGCATTTGCATTATAATAAGTTCCTGCTGATGATGTTGCTATTGTCATACCTGTTTTGCTTCCTGAACCATATAAATCAACTCTACCACTTTTCCATTTTATATAAGTCCATACACCTGATGTCCCTTGTTCTGTTACATAATCTTTGTAATTTAATAATTTATCATTTATTTTCATCTTTATCATTTCCTTTCTTAATCATTTACAATTATTGGTACTAAATCCCATTTTGTAGAATCCCATGTACCAGTAGTATTAGCAGTGTTACATTCATATACTGTATTATTATGTACAACTGTATCTCCAACTGTATATGTTGTACTTGTACTATATGTATCTGTATCAAGACCTAAAGCAACCAACAAATTATTAACTTCTGCACTTGCATTTATTGTTAAATTACCACTACCTAGTATAGAATTACCATTTATTGTTTTGATATTTGTTCCTGATACTAAAGTTTCTTGTTTATCACTATCCAACTCATTTATGGCACTAACTAAATTTGTTTTTGCTGTTGTTGTTAAATTAGACAATATTCCTGTTATTGTTTCTTGCTCTTCTTTTGAAGTTACACTATAGCAATATCCATTAGTTCCCCAACAATAGCCATAGTAAAATTCAGAAGAGTTACCAAAAAATGTCCAACTCTTTACTGTATATATATCTGGAAAAACTGTTACTATCAAGTAAGAAAAAGCCATACTAGGAACAGATAAACTACCAGTTGAATTATAATAAACATCACAACCATAATCTCCACCATATATTTGATAAATTCCAGTATCTAAATTTTTTATACTTATAGATGATTCACCAGATATGTATTGTATAGTTTCAAAACTAATGTGTCCACTACCCAATATAGAGTTGCCATTGATAGTTTTAATATTTGTACCTGATATTAAAATATCCTGTTTGCTACTATCGTGATATGAACTATCTATAAAACCACTATCATTTGTTAAATCTGATGTTTTTGTAGGGATTGTTGGTTTGTCTGTTAAATCTGCATAAGAGCCACTAAAATCACTTTTTGCATTCCATGTTGTCTTTTCTGTATCAGTTACTAATCTATGTGTACTATCATCACTTAAATCACTTAATTCATCTGGTATTGTTGGTTTATTAGTTAAATCATTATAATTCCCACTAAATGTACTTTTGTTGTTCCAGTTTGAAACATCACTAGAGCTTATATCATCTAAAACACTTTTGTTACTATGAGTATGCCTTGCAGATGTATTGCTGTCCACATTGCTTTTGTATTCATCAGTAAAATCATTGGTTGATAAATCTTTGCCAGGTTCATACTCTAATAAATCATAAAAACCTGTTTCCCATGTGTTATTTGAAAAATAATATATATATACATATGATTCGGTCGTCCATGCAAAAGAAAACTGTATCCATGAACTATTAAATCTTGTCATGTTTGCTATTGCATTATTAAAAAAGACTACTTGTCCATTTAAACCATTTATTTTTAAACAAATTTCATAACCATCATCAATCAGATTTTTTATTTGTTCGTATGTATAATTGTTATGTGTTGATACATAATATATTTTTGAATACCCACTATCATTTATTAAATCACTTGTTTTAGTAGGTATATCACTTTTTGTTGCTATTTTATTTGTTGATGCATTATATGTTCCTTCTGTTACTATATTTGCTACATCATTTGAAGTAATAGAAGTACCATTAATTTGTACATCAGTTGCAGTACCTCCGCCACCACCTTGTATTGTAATATTACCACTACCAAGTAATGATTGATTGTTTATTGTTTTAATATTTGTGCCGCTTACTAATGCTTCTTGTTTACTATCCCAACTAGACACATCACTAGAACTTATATCATCTAGTACACTCTTATTACTATGACTATGTCTAGCAGAAGTGTTGCTATCTACATTGTTCTTATAGGTATCAGTAAAGTCATTGCTTGATAAGCCTTTACCTGTTTCTTTGTCTACCTTTCCAGATATATCTTGATGTTCTGTAAGATATTGACTATGTGTATGTGTAGGACTGCTTCCCAAGTCATCTGTAAATGATGATAGATTTGTTGGTACTGTAGGTATAGTAGGTTTGTTTGTTAAACTTTCATAATCACCATCAAAATCAGATTTGCTGTTCCAGTTAGTTATATCATCTTCTTTTATGCTTGCTGCAGGACTGCTTACAAATATAGGATCACTTTCTGTATATGATGGTGTATAATCGTTTGGCAGTTGTTCTACATTAATTGATTCTGGTTCATTTATATTTGATTCTAGACCAATATCATCGCTAAGTGTTACATTTAATGTTTCTTCATCTAAAAGTTCTATACTTGCCATGTTATCACCTCTAGCTTTCGTTAAATGCTCTTGTTATATTTGCTTCAAGTGTCATTGTTCCTTTTATAACTACTTTTTTTATAGTGTTTTCTGGATTCCTAGTAATTACTTTTACATCAAAATAATATGGTTTATTTATTTTTAAATTTTCTGTGTTTGCAGAATTAATTAACAGATTATAAGCATTTACTCCTTCTTCTTCTGTTAATATTCTAGTTATTCCAGAACCTAGTTTTTTTCTAAACACAGGTAATCTATCTGTTTCATTTTCTTTAACAGTAAAATATATTTCATCTATAGAATATGGATAATTTGAAATATTAAAATTTCTAGAGTATGTTGTTCCTCTTACAAAATTAAATTCTGTTTCTAACATAAATATCTTCCTCCTACTCTACAAAAATGGTTATTTGTGTCCATTTTGAGCTATCCCATGTTCCTGTTGTATCGTTTGCTTTGCATTCATATATTTTATATCCTCTTGTTACAATATCGCCTTCATTATATGTATGACTTGAATCATAAGCACCAGTACTAAAGCCAAAAGTTGCCATTAATGTTTCAAGTTGTTCTTTGTGTGAATCAGTAAAGTTATTATCTGTATGCACATAATTGCTATCTTCAGCAAAATTGTGATTTTCTACATAATCATATACTGACTTAGTACCACTTGCTGTATCGTTAGTAGAAGCGCTAGTTATTGTATCAGATATAGGCAAACTATTAGTAGACATTGTTAACAACACTACTTCAACTTCTGTACCTACTGGAGATACAGGTTCAGATAATGTTATTGTGTGTTGAGTACTATCAATAGTAATATTGTCATCTTTTACTTTTTCTCCTAATATAAACACTTCAACGAAACAAGAACTTGTGTATCCTGATGGTAATGTAAATACTGTTTGATCTTCTTCTGTTGTTTCATATACAGTTGCATTTCTTGTGAAATGACTTGATGTTCCTAGTGTTGCTAACCAATCAGTTATACTTCCTTCATATCCATTTTGTACTGCCAAGTCATATGCACTCATTCCTATGTCGCCTTTGTACACTAAACTTCCACTTATTACATTATTGTTCATAATATTCCTCCTATTCTTCTTCAGCTTCTGGATAAACCACTATTTTTTTTGCACCATTTTCATCATAACCAACTACTGTTTTTTCATCGTTCAAAACAATGTCATACCAGTAAGTAACAGGTTTGTTTTTTAATGGAAATTTTTTTGTATCTTCTGCTGTTAATCTTAGTTCTGGATACTTAGTAGCTTTACCATAGCCAATATCTTTTAGTTTGTATTCTTTTCTCAGCACTTCTTGTTTGGTATATCCGCCTTTTTCGTATACAACAAACGAAATTTTATCATTGATTTGTATTTCTTGTAGTTCTATTTGTTCTGTTGCCTTATCATAATATGGTGCTGTAAAACATATTTTGTTGTTATATCCATTTGTTGAATCTCCTCTTGTTAGTCTGATTGTTGTTTGATCATCTTCATCAATTCTTATCATTTCTTACCTCCTAACTTATTTTTTTATAACAATAGATAATTTCAGTACCTATAGTTATTGAATCTATAAATTCCCATGTATCGTTTGGTGTATCTAGCTCTACTACACTTAAAAACACAGCACCAATAGGTTCTGTGTAATAATTAGCATTTGCTTCTATTCCTTCTAATTTGGTTTTATAAGCATTTGTAAAATCATTTGTTGTTAGTGTTTTCCCTGTTATTGCATTTACTTTTTTGTTTAAGGCATCTGTTATAACACTATTTGCCACTGCATTAGATGAAGAAAGCGATAGTTCTGTATCTATCGCTGTTTCTTCTTCTAATATATCTACTCTTTTCTTTGTTGTAGATATTTCTCCTAATTTGTATTTGGTTTCAAGTTCTGTTGGTTTTCTAGCCATTGCTATATCTTGTTTTATATTCATATATACCTCCTACCACGAGATGTTACCATTTTTACTTACTTTAAATCCAAGTTTTTTAAGTATATACTCTTCTTCTTCATAAGTAAGTGATGAATTGTTTAAATAATTAACTATTGCATTATTGTAGTAGTTATTTGTTTTATATTGCATTTTATATAAAATCATTCGTTGTTCTGGTTCTATGTTCATTGAATTAATATAATTTAATATTTTTGCTTTTTTACTACCACTTATAGACTTACCATATCTATTTTTATCTGCTTTAAATGTTTGAGCCATATAATCTAAGAATGCATCTGCTTCTATTCCTACTTCTTGTGCTATATTCATTTCTTCATCCTTATTATAAGAAGCATTATATAATGCATATTTTGCATCATCACTCATATTAGATTTTCTAATAGCTTTAATTGCTTCTGATTTGCTTTTATCATAGTTGTCTTTATATTTATCCCAAACATCAAATAATTTACTTCTTGTTTTATAATATTCACTCTTTTCACCAATAGTTAATCCTAGAGAGTTTAATTTATCTAAATCTTCATCTTTTGGTTTACTCCATACTGTTTCGCCTTCATCATTAGTCCATTTATAAAACTCTCTTTCGCCTACTTCTGCATAATCTCCTACTTTAGATACTTTGTTGTATCCATTTAATCCTTCTTCAGCAAGTTTATTTATTTCTTTCTTGATGTTTTGTGCTTTTCTATACTTTTCACTTTTTGAAAGTTTTTTATCTTCTTGTACTTTTCTCATTTCTCCATATAATTGTCCCATTTCAAAACTAATAGTTTTCATATATTGATTAGTTAACTTATCTTTATCTGTTGCTTTAGAACTATTTGCTTTTACTTTGAACTCATCATTTTTAGTATAGAAATCACTTACATATTTATTATCTGTGGTTGAATCAGCAGTAAATTTATCTTTAAGTGGTGCAATCATTGTTCCTAATGTACTGTTTGTATCACTTTGAGCTTCTTCTGTTATTGTAGGAAGTATCATATCTCCTATACCACCAGAATATTGATCTATAACATAATTAATCTTATATGGACTAATTTTTGTTTTTTGACCTAACCATATACTAAATTTATCAGTGCTTGAATCATATTGTTCATCTTTTGGTTTATCTTGTAATCTACTAGGTACTAAATCAGAGCCATACCATGTTTTGTTATTTTTTGCTTGTATAAGTGGTGCAAATATATTACTTTCAATAGGGTTTTGTACACCAACTTGATTATATGCATTGCTTATATAACCATTAAATGCATCTTTTTCTCCTTGTGAAAGTTCTAATGTTCTTCTTGCAGCACTACCAAATATGCTTAACATACGACCTTTTGGTATTCTTATGAAATTATTATTAGATGTTTTGATTAGATAATAGTTATCTTTAATATAATCTGGTAATGCTTTATAATCTTTATCTTCATCATCACCAGAACCATACATTAATGCATTGAATAAAGCAGGTGCAATTCCTAATGCTGCTACTTTTGTAAGCGAATTTACAACTCCTCTTGCACCATTTGCCCCTGAGAAGTTTCTTACAAGCCTTGACATACCTTGTACATTTGCATTCAAGAAAGTAAAACCATTTCTATTTAATGCTTTTGTTATAATTCCACCTCTACCAAAGTTTGTTGTTACTTCTCTTGCATTATATAGAGCTTCCATTTGCGAACAACCATTTTCTAGACTTGCTAAGTATTCAGCATATCTTGGTGCAAGTTCTATAACTTCATTCATTTGTGGAATTTTCTTTAATACACTTTTGCTTATTTCTATACCTTTATTTTTAGAGCTTGACTTAACCAATTCTGTAGCATCTGCTAAACCACTATCTAAGTTATAATCGCCTCTTAGGTTTCCTTGACCATACATATTTAAAAATGCTTCTACATGTTCACCTTTTCCTGTTGCTATTTCTTTTAATGCTTTTGGATAATTCTTTATCATATCACTTGCATATTTTGAATTAAGAGGTGCATCTTGTATATCTTTTAACATGTTTGTTGCTAAGAAAGAAGGCGACCATGTTGTTAATATATTTCTTCTTATATTACTTGCTTTTTGTAATGGATTAGTTAATGGTGCTAGTTTTTGTTCTGCATTTCTTATTCTTCTGTTTCCTTCTTGTGCTAAACCATGATATAAAGACTTATCTATTTCAACTTGTGTTGCCTTACCATCTACATAAGCAGTTAAGTAGTACTTTTTGCCATCACTCATTAGACCACTATTATTTATATCAGGATTAGTATTTGTATCAAAATCAATAGTTGCATTGTCTACTGTTTTTGCTATTTCTTGGTATAATTGGTTCTTTCTTATTTGAGATATAGCAGATGATGTTTGATTTATCATTGCTTCTTCAAAACCTAATAAGTTTCTATCTGCTCCACCTTTTGCTCTTTTAACAGTGCTTCTTGTCTTTATAGTGTTGCTGCTATCTGGTGTATATTCTCCTTCTAAGTTTTCCATAAATGGTACATAAAACTCATATCTATCACTTAAATTGTCTGCAAGTTCTTTAGTTATTAATCCTGCATCTGCTTGTTTATATAATAAGTTTTTATTGTATTTGTTAACTTCTTTTGCCCAACTTTTCATTTCAGGATAAGCCTTTTCATACTTTTCAGTTAGGACAAGTGAATCTACCATAGGCACTTGACTACCTTTTCCCCACTTATGTCTTTCTATATTTGATAAGTGGAATAAATAGTCATTAAATGGTTCTGATAGTCCTGCTTTATCAGCTTGACTAAATATTTGTGTGATACTCTTACCTATTGTTTTACCAAAATTATCTGTTTGTGCATCATTTATATTAGTAGATATTTCTCCCTGTATGTTGTTAATATGATCTGCTAATACCTTTATATTATGGTTACCTGTTTCTTCTGCATAATTGTCTATTTCTACATTTCTATTTGTAAATAGATATTGTCCATAGGTAAGCGCTTTTCTTATAGAGTTTTCACTTTGAGGTTTTATTTTCTTTTGTGCTTCTATTCTTTTGTTTTTTTCTGCTGCATCTGCCTCATTAAGTGTTTCTATTACTTCATCATTGCCTGTTAAATTGTGTTCTCTAGCAAACTCTATATATGGTGCTAAACCACTATCTCTACTCGCATTACTTGTTTTATTAACTTTTTGCTTCTTTCTTGCTTTATGTTCCATTAGTCTTACTTCATCATAAGCATTATCTGCTTCTATTGAAGAAGTATCAAACACAGTAGGTAGTGGTGCTTTTAAATCGCCTTGTAGTGATTCCTTTGTTGTTTTTTCTATTGCTTTTTGAAGAGCATCTTGTTTGCTGTCCATTATACTATCATATATATAATCGCTTGTTTCTCTTATATAGTCATCATCAATATTGTATTCTTCTATTGACTTGTTTTCTAAGTTAGCTACTTCTACCATTCTTAAGAATTGGTCTGTTTCATTATATATACTACTAGGGAAATAATTAGGATATTCAGAACTTAATTCTTGATATACACTATCAACTGGTTGTCCATTTCTACTAAAACTTAATTTACCAAAGTTCTTTTGTCTTAACATGTTATAGTCTGCTATATCATGTCTTATGTTATCAGACACATCAAGTTTCATTGACTTTATTTTTCTTTGTACATTTCTTATGTCTTCATATTCAGTTATAATTGCTTGTTTACCATATCTTTTCTTTATATCGTTGTATAAATCTTCTCTTGTTGCTGTTTCAGAAGTACTATAATCTTGTATTATTTCTTCTAAATCAAGTTTTTGCCTATTTGTTAATCCTAATGTATCTTTTATGTTTTTAGATAGCATCTTTAATTCTTTTTTAGGCATTCTTGTTGTATCTTTTAAGTTATCATATACTTGTTCTATTTCAGGTGGTGCTTCTTGTTCTTCAAGAAGTGGTGCTATTCTTCTGTTTTCTTGCTCAAATTCTTCTTGTGTAACAGCACTGTTTTCTTTTATATCCCTTACTTCTTTTTGTAATGCTTTTACTTCTTGTTTTAATACTTTGTTTTCTTCTTGTATTGGTGCTATTGCTTTTTGTATTTCTTGTTGTCTTGGTAAAAGCATATCTCTAGCACGAATATTTCTGTTATCAGTAATTGGAGCTATATCGTTTTTGTTAGATAATCTATATCTAATATCTGGATCATCTGTTGGTGTTTTATTATCTACTGCTTTAAACTGATTAGAATTAAATGTTATGTATAAATCATTTGGTTCATGTGTATCACTATAACCACCATAATCAACTACATTTTTAATTATTACACCATCATAATTTTCTCCTACTTTATTTAATTCAATAATACTTTTTACAATATCATTTGTTACTGACCAATCATTATATAAAAGTCTTATATTATTATCATTAAATCCTTTTTTAGCAACTTTAAATAATATTTCATTATCTATTGCTCTATATAGATTTTTTTCATTAACTTCATTATTAAATTTAGAATATTCATATCTTCCACCTTCATCAAATGTTTTATATGCTTTATCTTGATTATTCCATAAATCATATATTGTAGTTTCTTTGATTTCAGGTGTCATTTCCATTGCTTCTAATTCTTTTCTTAAATATCTATCTTCATATTTAGCAGGTTCATGTATCAGTTTGTTTACTTTATCTAATACTTCAGTTGGTATGTTGCCTGTTCTTTGATAATCTTGTTTTTGTTTATATGTTGCAAAACCATTATTATATGCATCATCCATAAATTGTTCTTTTCTGCCCCAATAAACATTTTTATCATTATTTAATACTTTCATAAAATCTTCAAAACCTAAATCATGAATTGTTCTATGAATTAATCTTTGTTCTAATGTTGTATTATTTCTATCTACTGCAAAATCATTTATTGCTCTTTCTGCTTGTTGATAATTAAATAAATTTTCATTATAAGTATGAATACTATCACTAGCAAGTCTTTCAAAATATTGTCTATCTTCATTATTAACTTTTAATAATTCTTTAGTAATATCTGAATCAGCTTTGCTTTCAACTTTGTTCCATGTTCTACCTTCAGCATCAATTATATAAGGATTAGTTATATTTACATAACCTTCATATTGTAATTTGTTTTTTATACTATCGGCTTTTTGGATATCTTGCTTCAAATTTCTAAATAGTTCGTTTTCACTATTATATTCGCCAATTATAACTGGTTCTGTACGAATATAATCAGGGAAATTGCCATCATTACCTCTTCTTATTTCAGTAAATATGTTTCTTTCTTCTGGTGTCATGTTGTCAGTTATTTTATCTAACTTTTGTGCATAATCTTTGGCATAGTTTTCTAAAGAAGTAAACTCTGGCACTAAATTATTATCATAACCACTTTCAACATATCTTTTATACAACTCTTCATAATCTTTTTCTATTTGTTTTTCTTCAGGTGTTATCTCATTATCCCATATCGATTTAGCATGTTCATAAGCTTCTTTATATAAGTTGTTTACTAATTGATATCCTTTATCTTTGGTTTCAATTCTTATTGTATTTTCACTTGTTAAACCTATATTCATTTGTTTTACTAAACTTCTTGCTTCCTCCATTGATGTTATCTTCTTTGTATCTGCCATTACATATTCTTGGTCAGCATAACTTCCTGACATATTCTTTGAATTAGTATAATAATTTACTACTTGATCACCAAACTTATAATAATCTGTTCCTACTGGATTAAATTCATTGAATTGATCCCCTTTATTAGTCATAGTGTGATATACAGTTATTAAATTGCCATTTTCATCCGTTGCTTTACTATCTTTAAAATATTCTTGTTGTTCTTTGCTTAATTTAACTCCATTATTAGCTGTTCCTGTTTTTGCTTCTTTTACAGATAGTGAGTACATTGTTGGTTTAGAAGTTTCTTCTACATATTGAAAACTTGATAATCTATGTAATGATGGTAAATCTTTAACATTATCTGGATAATATAATTGTTTAGCATCTACTTCATAAGTATATACTTTACCACCATTATTATTTGCTACATTTTGTGCATAAGACTTATCAGTTGTTACCCAATCCCCACTATTTAGTTCATTAACAGGAGAAGCTCTATATATTTTTACTTTTTCATTAGAATTGTTTAATATCTTTTTAAGCTTTCTTAAATCACTTTCACTTTGTTTTGTTAGGTATCCATCAACTTCTTTTACTCTGTTTTCAATATCGTTTATACTTAATTCTGTTATTGCTTTTGCATTTTCTATTTGATGACTGCCTCTATATTTTTTCTCATTAGAAAAAGAACTATTATCTAGTTCTTTATTATTTAAGTATTCTTGAACAGTAGGTGCCGTTTCTAGCATTGTATAAGAATTGTTGGCATTTTTAACTGCATAACCTTTTCTTACTAAACTATCCCATAATCCTTTACCTTCTGCTGTATGGTTTTTAATTCCTACAACACTATATTCAGGTAAACTTCTTAATGGATAGCCAGTTTCTTCTAGACTTTGTTGATTTAAGTCTAGCATTATTTTAGTTCCTTCGCCTTTGCCTTTGATGTTATCACTTAACATAGCATTATTTGCTACATAACCATTTTTTGTTACAGATACTTGTACATTATCTCCTTTACCGCCATTTTTAATATCATAAGAAATAACTTTATTGTATCTATAACTTTTATCTGTTTTAGATAAACCATCTTGATATGTTCCTAGATTTGTTTCTGTCTTGTTTGTTAGCAAAGAAAAAGAACTATTGTCTAGTTCTTGTGTATTATTTCTTTCTTGTGTTTGATTAGATACCCTATTTTTAGAGTTGATTTGTTCTCTTTCAGATATTTTAACATTTTGTCTGCTTGTTCTGATGTTTCTATCGGATTCAATATTGACATTATTGTATCTTTGTTGCTGTTTGGAATCGCCCAAAGAATATTGGATATTTCTATTAGTTTCTGTTTCATCAACTACCTCCTTAACACTATCTTTTATGAGTTCTACTTCACTAACCCTATAATTTCCATCTTCGAACACATCAAAATCAAACATATTACCATTTATATCTCTAACACTGTATGTTTCTTCGACACCTGCATATTTAGCAGCAAGTGGAGATATAACTCTGTGTGCTTCGTGTTGTTGTTGCCTATTCATTTTTACGAAATCTATAGTGTGTCCATAAGGATTGTTTTTTTCCGTTGCGTATCTAAACGGTCTTGTTTCATCTTTATTATACTCTGAATCCATATTTTTTTCAACCTTTGAAGCCATTAATTTAGTATTATTACTAGCTTTACTTTGGTTGTTTTCTCTATATACTTTTTCAAAGTTATATTTAAGTTGTTCTAGTTGTCTTGCTTCTTTACTTCCTGCTGTTGCCATATTATATAAATGTTTTACATAATTATACATTTTCTTAAATATGTTAGGTTGTTCAGTAGATAAATTTCTTACAAATTCTATATCAGAAAATAAGTAATCACCTACTAAATCAGAAGTTAATTCGTTTTCAATATTAGCACCTTTAATATCTTTGTATACTTCTTCTAGTGTTGATTTTCTGCTATCGTATTCACCTTTTGTTTTTGCATACTCTATTGCTGCATTTTGAAGTTTTGTATAATCTTCAGTACCTTCAAACAAGTGTGTTGTTTCATGCCCTAAAATACGATTAATTAAGTTTTCACTATCTACATTTATAAATACTTCGCCATTTTTTACAAAACCATCTACATTTTTGCCTTCTACTTTTTCCATTTCAGTAGAATTGTTATCAATTAACCTATATTGTCTACCTGTTTCATTAGATAGTTTTTTGATTAAATCTACAATATCTCTTGTTTTAATATTGTTATTTAATCCTAATTTTTCTATATCTTCATTGATTTTTTTAGTTTGTTCTGTTAATTTTTCATTTTTATCAAATTGATATGCATTATTTTTTTCTATTTCTTCTCCATAAGTTCTTTGTAATAATGTATCATTATCGGTTATTTTTCCATTCATAGCAGAGTTTAATTCGTTTCTAGTAGTATCTGTATCTATAGTCTTTAATTGTTCCTTAAGCCTGCTTAATTCTTCATTAGAAGAGTTTAATTCTCCCATTGTTTTATAGTCCTGTGGAGTTTTGTTTTCTAATTCTTTTATTTGATTTTCTAGTTTTTCCTTTTGTTTTACTAGATTATCGTGTTTAGTCCATTCTTCATTAGATAAAGCTCTTTCTATATCATTTCTTTCAATATATCCTCTTTCTAGGTCTTGTCTTACTTCTTGTTCTATTTTAGATACATCTTTTTTAGTTACTTTACCATTTTTTTCTTTAAGTTCTGCTTTTCTGTTTTCTACTATACTATCTACTACTTTTTGTTCGTTTTGTGTTAATCCTGTTTCTGCACTTCTACCTGTTGCTTTTGTATATGCATTGCTTCTAACAGCACTAGGTGCACCCATTAATCCAGAAGATAATGCACCTAACAACCCTGCATGTAAGTTTTCTTTACTAAAGAAATTTTTAGCAGTATACTTAGCAATATTACTTGCTATATCAGCAACATCTTTGCCTTTTATTATGCCAACACCATTGTTTTCTTCTAAAATAGCTTCTCTTACTATAGGATCAAGAAATTCTTGCAAATACTCTTCAGTAAATTCTCCTCCAGCATCTGTTATTAATCGTTTAAGTGCTTCATTTCCTATAGTTTTTGCCATTATTTTGCTTGTTAATTTATCAGTTGCTACTTTTCCATATACATTTTTACCACCAATTTTAAATGATGGTAATATTTTATTAAGTGCTGCTTCCAGTGTTCCATTTACTATTCCATATGTCGTTGCTTGCTCTTCTGTATAGTCATCTTGTTTTGCCTTATTATATGCTGCACCACCATAAGTACCAAAACTTACTGCAAGCGAAGCTCCACCACTTGCTAAACCTGCTATCATAGTCGGAACCATTGCACCAATAGAATTAGTTAATTCTAGTGCTGTCTTTCCAATTTTACTATCTGTTTCTTGCATAGCTTTATCAGATAGTATTTGTGTTGCTCCTCTTCTCTTTTCAGATTTAGTGCCTAAAATCTTATCTACAGTTGCATCTAAACCCGAAACAGAACTATCAAACCCACTTGAAAACGAATCGAATATTTTCCCTATACCATTCTTGCTTTCCAATAAACTTGCTTGTTCTGTTTCTAGTGCATCTGATATTTTGTTATAATCTTTTAATATTTTAGTATATTTTTTAGAATTTTTGCGGTTAGCAATTAATTCCTTTCTTAGTCTTTCTTGTTCTTGTTTAAGCAATAATGTTGTTTCATTATCTTCTACACTATTAAGTGTTTTTTCATTAGATGTTCTTATGGAATCTGCTGTAGCCGAAAGAGCATTACCGCCTAAAATAAAATCAGATGGAGTAGCTTTTTGCCCTTCTTTTCCTTTTTTGTTTATTCTTTTTATTACATTGTATGCTTCCCCATAAACAGGATCAAAAGACAAATAATTATCAGCTAATTTTCTTATAACATTTTTTGTGTTTTCTTTGCTAACTTTTGTTTTACTTGCTTCTAGTTTGCTCAACTCTTTATATTCTTTAGAATTTTCTATATATTCTTTTTGCTTTTTTGCATTATCTTTTAATAAATCATTAAATTCTTCTGCATTAGTTTTTTTGTTTTTATTATCTAGAGCTGTGTAGAATTGATTTTTAAGTAGATTGTCTTTTCCTTTTTTGTTTATTTCTTCTTGTGTAAGAATACCTTTTTTCTTTTTTTCTTCTTCTATTTTGCTTTGTAATTCTTTTATCTTTTGTTCTTCTTGTTGTTTTTTTAATTTTTCTTCATTTTGTGCTTTTAGTTTATTTAATATATCTTGTCTATCAACAGCAATAGGTGCTATTTGGTTATTACCAGATAATATTTTTTGTGCTGTTGTTTGTGTATTTGTTTTTATTGGACTTATAGCTGTACCTTTAAAATTTTGTCTTGCGCTATTATTGTTAATTTGTGCTATTTGTTTTTCACTATAATTCCCTAATCCTAGTGATTCTCTTAAATCATCGTAGGCAGTTTTTTTCTTTTTAGCCATAAGTTCCTCCTTTGCTTATTATTTTCTTTTTAATGAGTTTGTTATTAACACTTTATCGTTTTTTGATAATCCTTTTGTTGCTTTTTTTATTTGACTTTGAGTTACATACCCTTTGCTTAATACTGTGTCTGCAAGTTTATTTGATGCTTTTACTCCTTTTGAACTTAAACCTATAGGTGTGTAATTTCCTGTATATTTTGCATTTTTTGAACTTGGTTTACTATTTATTTTTTTAGTTTCTACTTGTTTTGTTGATTTTACTGTACCAGATGGCACAGAACCTCCTGAACTATAATTGTAGCTTCTGCTACTGCCTCCTCCACTACCACTACTAAAAGATTTGTTAAATTCTCTTACTTGTTCTTCAAATTGTTTTTCTTGCATTAGATAATTCCTTAAATCACTCCATCTTGAATAATATCTATCTTTTACTTTGTTTGTTTCATCTAGTTTTTGTTGTAATAATGTGTTTTTGTATTGAAAACCTTGTAAAGATAATTCAAGTGTTTTTTGTAAAGTTGTATATGCTATTTCTGCTAACTTTGCATTGTTTTGTAGTCGTGCATCCGCTATTTTATTATCATAATCTGTTATTGCTCTTGTATATGTTTGTCTTGCTGTTGCTACTCTATTTTGATATGCAGTATACATTTGAACTTGCGAACTTTCAGCATAACCTGAATTAAGCATCTTTGCATTTGCTTCTGCATTTGCACCATATTGATTACTTTGTTTTTGCCAGTCTGCATATGCTCCTTTTTGTTCTTTTAAGTAATCTTGTTTTTGATACTCTTTGTTTTGATTAATAACATTAATAGCTTGTTCTGTTTGTTGGTTTTGTATATCAGTTTGTGTTTTTTGATAATCTTTAGCAGCATTTATTTGATCATTGTAAAACTTATCGCTATTATTAATCATTCCTGTATACATATTGTTGACATTTTTCAAATCAGCAGTTTCTGCTTTTTGTATATCTGCATATGTGTTATAACTTGCCATTGTTTACCTCCTATCTCTTTACATAAGAACCTACATAGCACTCTAATGTGCACGAACATAAATGAAAAGGTTTATTTGATGCAAATTTAAGTTGTATTGATTTCCATTTTTTCAATTTTATTCGTGGTACTATGTATCCTTTTGCATTTTTATATGTATCTATCTTATTAAACTTATTATTATCTGTTTTTGCATATACTGTTACTTCTGCACCATTTACATCTGCTACACAACCTCTTTTATTTGTTATTTTTTGATATTGTGGTGCATTAAATTCATCAGCCATTGTACACCAATAAGAACTTATATTTGTGTCTGTTTTGGTTAATGTATATACACTTTTATTACTGCATAAATAAAGAACACCATCTTTTACTCTAGTGCTTGTTATTTCATCTTTAAATTCCCAATAAAACCACTCATATTGTGCTTCATTACTTATGCTAGATACTGCTCTTGAATCCGCTAAAAATACTTTGTTTTTAATTATTACAAGTAAGTATCCTTCCCATTCTTCAAGTATCATATCTTTATATCCTTCAGCTGTTAATAGTTTGCTATCTATAAGTGTACTTCTATGTGATATAACTTGTTCTGTTGTTACATCCCCTGTTATTGATTCCATACCTCTGTCTGAAAAGAAGCATATATCATCATTAAAATTAATTCCTGCCCCTATACAACCTGTTGAAATACTTGAATGTGTTGGTGCATATATTTTCCCATAGTTTTCATCATTTACAGGATTATGATAGAAAATAGTTGTATCATTGTTATTTGGTTCTTTTAATACCCACAATGCATTGTTTCCTGCTACTATACTTTTTATACTTGCATCATCTACACCTTCAGTGTAATAATCATAATCACTACAGTATCCAGGATCATTTAAACTACTATGCCATAGCATGTTAGGTTTATCTGGATTACCACTAAAGAACACTCTTGTATCAAATACTGTTGCCATTGTGCATTTTTCTATTATTGCTCTATTATTAGTTGTTTTTCTAAATTGTACTAACACATTATCTTGTCCATCTGTTAGTGGTACTGTTGGTGCTGTTGTAAATATTATCTTTCCATCAGCTGCATCAAATGTAAAATCAGTATTATATGTTTTTTCTACATCATCAATCCATACTTTAGGAATATAATTGCTATCAATTTCTTTAGCATCTAAATAATATTCTGTTGCTTCTCCATCAGCCACAAAACTATTCTTTCTTAAATCTGTTAATAAATTGACATCTTCATATACAACTCCTCCACCTTCAGCTGCTTTACTTATTGTTGTTCGTGGTATATAACCTTCAACTTCTTTTATTGTTGCTCCATCATATTGAAGATATTTATTGCTATCTTTTATGTATAAAACATTATTAAATACAAAAAAAACACTTTTGTGTTTTATCATATTGCTATATATTACATTATCATCATCATATAGTTTAGTTCCTGCATGTACGATTCTGTGTTTTACTTTATTTATCTCATAAAAATATATACCATATATAGTATCATCGTATTCTTTTATAAATTCTAAATCAGGTCTAGTTTCTACTGTTCCTATATTATTGCTTTTATAATTCTTCCACATATTAAGTGCATCTGGAGAACGATATAAAAGCACTTCATCTGGTCTACTTGAAAAATCTACTCCTCTAAATCCTCTATATTCATGTGTTATTGGTTTTACTAATGTACTCATACTTCAATACCTTCACTTAGTGTAAGACTTCCTGTAGAATATCTTACATCAAGTTCATTTAGTAATTGTTGGTATCTTGCAGCATATACACTTCCATATTGACTAGATACATCACTTTTAAGTAAGTCTGCTGCAACACCATAAGGCATTACCTCTAACACATCTCTTGATAGTTCAAATACAAAGTCATCTTCTGTTTCATCGTTTATTTGTGTAGGATATTTATAATAATAGATTCTTGCAGTACCTTCTTCATTAAATGTTATTGTATTAAGCATAGTTTCATAATCTACACCTCTTATACCATATAATTGATATATATTCTTATCTATATCTGTTAAATTAATTTCTTGTCCTTCTTTAACTGCCATTGTTTTATTTGCAGTTATTTTTTTTATTCTTGCAAGTTCGTTTTGTATTTGATTAATAACACTATTGATTTTTCCTGCTAAATCTGGATCATTCGTTAACTCTGTTTGTTCTTCATCATATTCTTCTATTAATTGATATGTTTTTTGTTTCATTTCTTCTAGTGTCATATATTACACCTCCTATTTTTCTTCTGGATTAATATCTGTATTATCTTTATAGATTTCTTTTATTTCTTCTATTTCTTTTTCTAAGTCTTTTAACTTATATACAGGTATACTTGGTATTATATATCCCATGTGTTCATCCCATAACAATATTGTTCCTTCTGGTAATTCTTGGATTAGTGTGCTTTCTTCCTTTGTTTTGATTCCATTAAATTCATGTTCTGTTTCTACTTTTGTTGTTAGCACTAAATCCTTTAATATTTGATGCACTTTATTATCATCTGTTTTTTCATCAAATTCCATTTCTTTTGTTATAGTTCTCCCATATATTTGTTTTAAACTTGGTTGTACTATAAATAGTTCGTTATTCATTTTATCAATCCTTTCTTTTTTGCGTGTTTATAGGAGTTGCACCTATCATTCTCTTAACACGATAAAAAAGGAGGTATAAAACCTCCTCATATTACATAGCTGTTTTCATTACATAGATTTCTTTTGGTCTTACAATTTTAGCACCGAATACATATAAACCTTTAACTGCATCAGTAAATGCATCTTCTGGTCTATAGTGTTCTACTTTATCAATTTGTTCAGCAAATGCGATAGCTTTATCAGTTCTTAAAACATTGTAATATACATTGTCTGTAGAACCTGTACCAGTTTTACCTGTTGGTAAATTGTTTTCAATACATACAAAAGCATTGTTGATTTTTCCTACTGCACCTTTTTTAAGGATTTCTGGATTGTTAGTAGATAATTCAGTTAAACTCATTCTATAAATAGAGAATACTTTAGGAGCTACTTCTAAATAGAATGTATCATTAACTCTACAATTGTTTCCATATAGAGTTGCAAATCCATCTTCTACACTAGACATAGCATTTGCAGTTGTAAGTGATATTACACTTGCGCTTTGTGGAAGTGGTGAAGTTCCATCTTCTACTCCTGCTTCTATAATAGATGCAACATATTTATCTCCTTCTTCTGCTAATCCTTTTGCTGCTTCATCAGTTGAAGCTTCCATTAATCCAGGTACACTTTGTGCCTTAACAATATCTTCAATTTCAAAATTGAAATATCTATATTGATTAAGTTGTAATAATTGATAACTATCTACTACACTTTCTCTTGTTAATGATGTACCAGGTACATAAGTTCTTATAGTTGGGCGAGTTATTGATAAAATCTTAACTTCCTTTGCATTTTTGCTATCTTTTTCATATTTAAAATCACAGTGATTTCTTAATGAAGTGATTTTATTTAATGAACGTAAAATTGATTTTGACCAAATTGTTTGTTGAAAATATTGTACAGTATTGCTTACTGCCATAATTTAATCATTCCTTCCTTTTTTAGAAGATGTTGTCTGTGTTTGCTCCTTTTGTCATTGAATTTCTTACTGCCTTCCATACTTCTGGATTATCTAATTCTTCTTCAGTTAATCTTGCTATTTCATCATCAGTATAAAAATCTTTGACTTTACTTTGTGCACCAGACTTCATGCTTCCTATTTTTTTTGTTTCTTTTCTTGGATTTAACTTTAGGAATAATTCGTATTTTTCTTTTATAGGCAATTCAGAGTTAAGTTTGCTTGAAAACTTTTTAAAATCTTCTGCTTCAAGTTTGTCTTTAGTAATTCCTAATTCTAAAACAGCACTCTCTTCTTCTCTTCTCTTTCTTTCATCTGCCAATTTTAAAAATACTATCTTATCCCTTTCTGTTAATTGCTCTTTTGGTATATTAGCAAGATCATCTACTTCTTCCACTAATTCTTTATAAGTACAATTCTTTATAAATTCTTCAGCTTCTGCATTTGCAAGTAGTCTTGTATCTTCCTCACTATATCTTGGAGCACTTGGTATATTTACACCATTTTCTTCATAGAACTCAGTTAGCTTGTTAGTTGCTTCTTCTATATCAGAAGTTCCTAATCCTGCATTTACTACTGTTTCTAATCTTGAGTATTTATTTTTATACTCTCTTTCAAGTTTTCTTTTTTGTCTTGAAAGTTTCCTTGCGATAATTTCATCTAATTCTGCATCAGTATATCGCTTTTCAGCCTCTTCTTTAACTTCTTCAGCTTCTTCTTCAACTGGTTCTTCGTTTTCTTCAGTTTCAAAAGTTTCCTCGCTTACTTCAGTTTCTTCGGCTTCCTCAGTTTCTTCTGTTGTTTGAGCTTCAACGTTTTCAGTAGATTCTTCTACAAATTCTTTGTTATCTTCCATAACATCCTCCTATTTGTTCGGGTTTGCTTCCCTTATATTCCATAAAGTTTTATGTCATTAATGCTTGGACAAACAAAAAAGACTATTTATTAGTCTTATTGCACTGGTTCGTTTTCTATTTCATCTATTTGTTCTGCTTGTTCATCTGCATCTTTGCTTAAGAATTGATTAGCTCTTTCTTGCATAAGTTTTGCTTGCATTTCAGATTCTGCTATTTTTTGTTGTTGTTCATCTACTTTATCGCATATTTCAAGTATCTTTTGTTTTGGCATTGTTGCATCATCTGGTAATGCTTCTGCATATAATCTTGTTTCAGATATTTTTTGAGGGTTAAATGCTCCTAACTTATACATGTTTTCTAAACTTAATTCTTGTGCATATTTATCATAAGGTGTTCTTGAAGTTACATCTAGTTTTACTGTCCCTTTTAAGTTTTCTAAAACTACAGCAGGTACATCAACAAGTTGTATATATGTTTCTCCTGTTTCTTCATCTGTTTCTTCTTCTTCTAGTTTCATTCCATCTGGAGTATATACTGTCCACATATCAAGCCATATTCTTGCCATGTTTTCTATTGCTTGGTTAAGTGCTATGCTTTGCATTGTTAATGGTTGTTGTGATGCTTGTTGTACTGCTAGTATTGCTTTACCACTCGCTTTTTCTGGATCAATACCACCTGTTGCTATATCAGATGAGTTCTTTAGTTCTCTAGTAATAGTAATTAATTCATTCATTACTCTTGATACATCTGTACTCATACTTGCAGGTTGTATATAAGTAAATATCTTATTTACATCTTCTACTGTTGCTCCACCTTTTGTTTTAATGATTCCACCTATTTGGTTAAGTGCTGCAGGATTAGATATTTTTTCCATATTAGCTACTTTTTGAGCATAAGCACATTGTTTTATACTTAAAAGGCATCTTGCTAGTGTTTTATTAAGTTCAAGTTGGTTAGGTATTAAGTATCTTACTTCTCCTTCTCCTCTTGACCATCCTTTTTTTTCTTTCCATACAAAGTGTGATATTGGATATAAATGTAGTCCACTATCTTCATCTTTTATTAAATCAACATACTTAGTTGACTTGCTAAAATGTACTGTTCCTTTTTCTTTCCACATTTTAGTTACTATTGTACACATATCATCTTTTTCTATTTTTGCTTCTTGTCCTGCTTCTTCTTGTGTATCGTTATCCCCTAAAATGTTCTTAATTTTTTCTTCACTGACACCTTCAGCTCTTGCTATTTCTTGTACTTCTGTTACTGGTTTTCTTTGACTTAGTATTATATATGGTTGGCTTTGAATATCACTTGATTGTTCATTACCATAATGTACTTGTTGTTTATCTATAATTTCATTTACTGGTGATTGTGTTTCTTCATCATAGTCAACATACATTATTCCTTCATCATTTATACAAGCATCATAAGACATTTCTTTAACTTTTACATCTAGTTGGTCTTTCTCCCATACTCTAGATGCTTTTCTATCTAGAAGTTCACAAGTTCTTTCTGCTTGTGCTCTAAATTCTCTGTGTTCAAAGTTTTCACTAGAGAAATGTATTTGATACAAGTTTTGATTAATAGTGCTTACTTTATAGTTAACTATTGTTTCTATAAAGTTATATTGTGCTTGTTCTATTCCTTCTATCTTTGCACCTTGCCATTGATTACCATTAAAAAATTGATAGTTTCTATCAGTATCAGTATAGACATTGTTAAGTCTTAAATAGTTCTTGCCTTTTTCAAATAACTCCCACACTTCTGTTTTCTTTAGTTCTTCTAAATCCATGCTCTACCTCCTGCTATCTTGGTATTTCTTTTTGCCCTATTGAAGTTCCATCGTAAGCATCTATGTTGTATGCAATAGTATCTAATCTTTCTTGTTCTTTTATAGCTTCCTTTGTTTCTTCATAGGCTTGTATATCTTCTTTTATTGCTTTAATAGGATTAGGTAGATTCAGTTCTTTATTGTTCGCTACTTTTTGTCCTACTCTTGCACCAATAAAAAAACATAAGATATTCATAAATCCTATGCTTATAATTAATATCAATGTTTCACTCATTATTTATCACTCTTCTTTGTGTTCTTTGCAGCAGTTTTCTTTACTGGTTTTATTTCTTCAACCTTTTCTTCAACTACTTGTTTTCTTTCCCTAAAAACTCTTTTTTTCATAATCTCTTCCCACTCCTTACTTATCGGCTCTTGCCATTTATTTATTTTTGGTATATTCCACAAGTCCTCTATATCTAAATTAGACATATCAAACTTTAATATCTTTGCATTGCTTTCATTTATTCCAAACTCTTCTAATATTGGTAGTCTTGTTACTATCAGCGGTTTTCCTATCTTCAGTGCTTCTTGTAATGTATAACTTCCTGCTTCTGTATCAGAAGGATTTAAAATATAATCACATTTTTTCATCCACTCTATATTATTTAATGTTGGTTTCATAAACACAACTCTACTATCATTATATTCAAATGGTATATCAGTAAATATAAGCATTAAAAACTCTTTATTCTTCTCTATTAATCTATCGGCTATATATTTTATTCTTTCTTTACCTTTCTCCTTAGATAGTCTACTAAATACTCCTATAATTAGTGGTTTATCTTGTTCTTCTATATCTATTGGATTATACATTACCTTTGTTTTTATTCCTGTGATCTTCTCAAATGATTCTGCAGATACTTTACTTACTGCATATACTTCATCATGTTCTGGTATTTCTCCTACTTCTTGACTATTGTTATATATACCATGTATAAATAAATACCTCTTTTTTGCTTTTATATTAGCATTATTATCCCATAGCATCAGAAGTAATGTATTACACTCTATTTCTTGTCCTACATTAAGGATTGTTTCTATTCCTATGCTATTTAATCTTTCTAGCTGTTTCTTATCAGCTTTATCATATACTACACTAAAATCATACTTCTTACCTAGTGTATATATCCATGTTTCTATACCTCCTATAGTGTGTATAGTGTTGAAATATATAATTGTATCTCTTTTATATGGTTTGTTATATATGCTTCGTTGTTTCTCTAGTTCTAATATTCGTTCTTTTTCTCTTTCTCTCATTACATCTGCTAGCATATATACCTCCTATATGATAGTTATTTGCTCTCCATAATCTTTATTGTTTACTACCTCTATTCCCCATTCCTTAAATTCTGGATATGGTGTTAGTGGTTCTTCTTTAAATGATACTTGGTTTCTTACTTCGTGTGCTATTGCTAGTCCCATCATCTGATCATCGTGTCCACCTTCTGGTGCTTCTATTCTTCCTTTTTCATTCCTTGTTATTGTTAACAATTCTTCTATTGTATCTTTATCATTTATTAGTTCTGTATGCTCCCTTACTATTTCTATCAACCTTGATATAATAGTTGGTCTTGTTATTGATGTTGTTCTAAATCCAAAATACTTTTCTGTCTTGTTTGTATATGTATCTATCTTTGTTCTTACATATTGGTTATCGTATCCTAACTCTTGCAGCTTTCTTATAGGAAAACTATCAAAATTAGATTCAATACCTATTAATGCATTCTTGTAATACTTACCTAAACAATATATTTGTTTTGTATATTCATCTGGATCAAATTGTCTTTTCATTACTGCTACTTGATTACCTGTCTTTGCATCTAGTACATGTGCTGTAAAGTAGTCGCTTCCTTCTCCTGATGTATCTCCACCTATACAATACTTTGTTATATTTGGACTATTTGGTACTTGATATATGTTTATATATCCATTTTTATCTTCTATCCATTTTATATTGTTTACTTTTATACCATCATAGTCATATATAAAGTATCCTGTTTTAAGTGGTTTCTTTATTTGCTGCAATCTGTTTATTAGATTTTGTGTATCAAATACTGGTTGTCCAGAAGTTATAAATGCTTCTTGTGGAGTTAATGGATATTCTTGCTTGAATTGGTCTATATCTCCACCACAATTATTAGCAATACACCATCTTCTCCATGTTATTTGTTCTAGTGTTAGATTAAATGCTTCTTTTAGGTTTTGCTCTTCTTTTGTTAATTCAAATCCAGTATATTCCATCTGATA